TGTTCTGGATTGATGACGGTATAAACAGAGACGGGTGTCAGGTCGTGGAGGACGGTATCGTCTGTTACAGCGACAGAGCGGGGAAGGGCTTCATGTCGTGGCGCGACATCTTCGGAGCGGGGTTCGTAAAAGACTACGAAGAGAAGAAGCTGGCGGGGCTACTTGACGAGTATTGGTTTAACGGTCGGAGCTTTTTTAAGGTGCTCTTTAACAGTGCTGTGTCTATTCCCCGTGACCAACTTATCCTAGAGTTGAGGCAGGCTGGATTTACTGCCAAGCCAAGGAAGAACCAACCACTGTCGGAAGTAGAGGCGGCTATTTTAACAGTAAGCAACCAGAACAGAATCGATGAGATCGCCCCCGTCGTGTTCTCAGGGGATCGGGTGGTGAGCTACAACGGGCACAGGATTCTGAACTGTGCAAACATTGATCCAGTCCAGCCTGATGCGGACGGCGATAAAACAAAATGGCCTTTTTTGGATAAGTGGTTGAGCCAGCTTTTTGTGGATAGCGGTTCTAGCCCTGCTCTGGATTACTTTTACTCGTGGCTGAAGCGGTTCTATATGTCCGTTCTGGAGAGGGAGTTCGTACAAGGGCAGGCTCTACTTTTAGTGGGTCCAACGAATAAGGGGAAGTCGTTGTTGTCGAACAGGGTAATCAGTGGATTAGTGGGTGGATATGCTGACGCTTCTGATTACTTGTCTGGTCAGACAAAATTCAACAAGGATCTGGGCCGTGTAGCAACGTGGGTCATTGACGACACTACTTCTGCTGCTTCATTCCAAGATCAACGGAAAGCAACTGAGCTGATTAAAAGGGCCGTAGCAAACCCTCGTGTTGAGTATCAGGCTAAATACGCTGACGCAATGAGCATCCCGTGGACGGGTAGAGTTGTGATGTCTCTCAACATGGACATTAACAGTTTGTCGGTGATACCTTCTCTGGACAGTAGCAACAGGGACAAGTTGATGGCTCTACGTATCAGGGACAACGCTACAAGTAATTTCCCTCGTAACTCTATACTTGAGAAGACCATCGAGGATGAGCTGCCGTTTTTCGCTAAGTTCCTTATGGACTGGGTGATCCCAAAAGAAGTGGAAGACGTGGGTCGTTTTGGAGTGCAGTCTTTTATCGACAACACTATTGCTGATGCCGCTTACGATAACAGTAGCAGAAGCACCGTGGCAGAACTGGTAGAGTTCTTTGTGAAGAGGTGCCGCGAGCTAAACGACGAAATGGATTATTGGACGGGCACCTTGACAGAATTCCAAGTCGCGCTGCATGACTTCAACAACGGGAGGAATGTTGGCATGTCCAACAACCTAGAGTTTGTCAGACGTGGTATGGCCACTCTGGAAGAGTCTGGGAAAAACAATTCCCACGTTCGACCAATCAAATCTAAAGGTAGAGGTGGTGGCAAGATTTGGGAAATCAGCCTTTCTTCTTCCTTCGATATCGATGTGATGACTCAAACGAGTCAGGCCGTCTCAACGCCTTGATCGGGAGGTGATACCCATCGCAAAGATAGGTAAACCCTTCTTCATCTGAATCGCCTTTCTTTTTAAAATTTAAAGGCTTAGTGACGTGGTGGCGACTAGCCCACCCTAAAAGCCAGACTTTTGAAAAATCTTTGTGGACCCGTGTAAAAAAATACACGTCTGCTTTTAAATCTTTGTTCGCAGAATTTACACTAGCGATGTAGTGAAGTTGGGGACGAGTCGTGCAGGTTTTAGATTTTACGTCCACCTTCTTCTTATTGAAAAGGTAGTCATGGGTATAACACTGCTCACCTACATGCTCTGCGGCTTTAATATATTTGCCAAAAGCAACCTCCCCCAAAAACCCAGTCATCCGGCCTGCCCCTTTAGTGTAGGAATTAGGTGGTATGCCTAAAGCCTGAGACCTTCGGAAAGCCTCCGCGACATCTTCCTTGTTAGGGTGAAACAGGACGAATCGGTTTTTTAGCTGGCGAAACTGGCTCAAGTTCTAAATTGGCGGGTCTTATCAGCAATCGATTTAGGTTGCTTAACAAATTGCTTACCCGCTTTGTTACCTTCAGCTTTAGCTTTATTAGTTGCGGCCTTTTCAGAAGAAGACAGAGAAGCCCACGCAGCATCAGGTAAATATCTTTTCTTCCCTTTGCTGGGCTTCTTATCAGAGGTGCGCCACTTCTGTTTTGTCCAACGATCTAAAGATTTCTGTGGGTTTCTTTTAGCCATCAGTAACTGTCTTTTTTCTTTAGAAATCTAGCCGCTCTTTTTTTTGCGCCTTCGGGTTTAGTGTGGCCAAAACCTTTTTTCTTCATAGCAAGGTGGTCTTCGTGGGTGTTTGCTTTGTGGCCCTTGCCCGACTTATCGTACATCATATGTGGTTTGAATTTTTTCATATCTTTAATCTCTGTAACCGCCCCCCGCTTTTTTGTAGCGAGAAGCTAATAACTGGGCTTTCCGTGCTGACCATTGTCCTGCTTTGCCCCCTTTTGTTCCACGTTTGATCTCGTTAAACAAACGGCGTCGCATCGTCGGCTTGGTGTAATTGCCCGCTTCGTTGACTCGTGATTTTTTATTCACTGTTAAATCGTTTAGTAAACCTTTCCCAAGCTGGGAAATAGATCTCGTCCATACACCTCACTATACTTTCCTCTTCGTAAGATTCTGAGTAACTGAGACCAGAGATGGCGAGGCTAGCGTGAAGCATCTCATGCCGCACGGTGTCGTGGAGTTCCTTACCCTTGAGGGTCTTATCGATGGTAATAAGTTTTCGTCTATGGGAATACATCCCGTAGCAGTCATCATCTCCCAGATCTCCCAGCCGGATTCGGACCCGAACACCGCCGATAGTTATGCTCTTGGGGAGGCTCATCCTTCTGCATAGTTTTTAATCGCGCGGGCATACACACCCGCAAGCCTCCCACGATTATTGTTAATCATTCTCCACTCTTCTTCATTACTCCCGAAAAACGGTTCAGCAATCACCGCTACAGGGCGCACCTTGCGGAGTAGATAACTACCTCGTTGTTTGGGGCCTCGCGGTTTTATGCCCCGTGAAACCATTTCGGGATACGATTGCTCCATCTCATCACGTAGAGTAGAAGCAAGTTTCTCTCCGCCCTTGCTAGTATGCCAATAAAGCCACTCGTGCCCTTTGGCGGATGGGCTGGCTGAGTTAAAATGTAGCTCAATAACTGCGTCGATGTCGTCTTCGATTAACTTACGAGACAGGTAATTGATGCCACCTACATAACTCTTAGCTGGATATGTATCGTAGATCCGGTGGTCTACATTTAAAACATGGGCAATACGGCGAACCATGTCGCGGTTAAAGTCCCATTCCGAAAGGACATAGTCGCCTGTCGTATATGCGCCTTGGTCTCCTAGACGGGAGTGCCCAACTGCCAGACCAATTTTCATTTTTTAATGACGCGGTAAAGAGACACAAGGCCAACAGCGATGCCCACAATAAGAGAACCAACACGCAACCAATACTCAAATTGTTCCTGCATGCTTGTGATAAGGCCCAGCATCGGAGCCGCCATGCCAACTAGAGAGTCGATGACTTTAGGGTAGTTAATCATTTTTCACCAATAATAACCGCACGGCGATATGAGTAGTCGCTGTGGAACTTGTGGTCTTTTCGCCCCACCAAACTCCCTTCGCAGAACTCATACGTTTTGCCTTCAATCAGCGTCACTGTCGGCGGATCGTATAATGCGCTGGCGTTCGCGCTTGATGCGCTTTGCGACCCGTTCCATGAGCAGCTTGCTATGAGGGTCGCCAATGGAAGCAAGGCCATCAAGCCTATCTTCGAGAGCGTCGAGATGTCGGTCTCGTTGCAGTCGCACATATTCGACATAAGCCTGTAAAGCAGCAGTTAATAACTTAAAGAAGGTCTTCACTTGGACTTAGCCTTGCCCACATTGAGGGCAAGCCAGCTAATGACGCTTGAGATTCTCTGGACCCATTTGTTGTCCGATTCGTTAGGAGTCATGGTGGCGACTAGTGAGGCCACCGCAATTACGCTGGCTGCAATCTGCAAAAGTTCTTCTGCGTTATTTGTAATGTATTCGATCATTGAATTGGGGGTTACATCATATTGTTGGTGTAGGCTCCCACACCAGAGGGGTCGAAATTGATTCTGGGTTTAGCCGCGCCTCTGTGGGCATCAAGCTCTTCATCAAGGATAGCGCGGCAAATTCCCCAGTGGTAATTAGCGCGTTCAAGATCTGCATTGTCTTCCGCAGTGTTGCCCAACATGGCATGCTTGATTGCACTCAGACTAGAAACATAAACAACGTCCGTGCTACTAAGAAGTGTCTGGAACTTGCGCTTTAGCAGGAGGCGGATCGACATCGTTTTTTCGTTCCGGTTGTCGATGCGGTAACGGCGGTAACGGGTTACTTGATTAGCTTCTTGGAGCCTACTGGCAGCTACGCGAGTTACTGTAGGTGACGAACCCGTCTCAACCCACAACAACTGGAGAGGCTGGGATAGGCCAAGAGGCCCCACCCTTATTTCGCTGATGCTTGTGATGTCGTTGGCAGTTGTTGTAAGAAATTCATCACTTGAATCTTCGTTATTACAAGTGAACTTGCCACCGTTGTTGCCTCCGTTGTCTTCATCAACATCGGGGTCGGAGGTGTTCGTGCCATCAGAATAAGTTACATGGACCGTCTCAGTATTCCCATTAGGTAAATTAGTGTCGGGGTTAATTGTTCTTAACTGTAACTGGTAGGTCTTCCCGTCCACAGGCTCTTCGACAGTAGGTGAATAACCGTCGTCCACGATTCCGAAAGAAGCCAGAGTATGGTCCCCTGCTCTGTCATTACGGCCCGCGATCCTGTAATCATGGTGGGGTCCGTAAACCGTATTGGGGTAAGAATAATCAATGCTGTTACTATCAGAATCCACAAGAGCCGAGATAATAGACTCAGCATTGTCGGGGATCGTAAAAGTACTAGTCGTGGTGGTGACAACGTGCTCAAAAAGCAGGTCGCGCCACATCCCCATATTGTAAAGGCGGGGGAGGGCCAGATTCAGTTCTTTTCTAAACTGATCGGAGTTCGCGCCTCTGGAACCGCATATCTCCAGCAAAGCATCTTCCACCCCCTGTACAGTCAATGTGGCCATAATTCACAGTATCAGATAGGAGGTTAAGGGTCAAGATTAGGGGGTTAATCAGGGTGCAGGGTGCTGGTGAGTATCGTTATTAAACGCAGTGGGGGGTTCTGCAAAAGCCCCATCCTCTACACCAATCTTAGGTTGCCCGTCATTTTCGTCTGCGCGTTCGATCACAATATGACCACCCGTAATTGACCCAATTTTGAGTTTAACCTGCCCACTATCCGTGTTGATTATGTCATTACCACTGTCTGCCGCTATAGGTGAGGTTGTTATGCCCCTGTCTTCGCCTTCCATAAGGAGGGTTTTACTATCTGTAGAAATTAAACCATCAAGATAGCTAATCGCAGGAATAGTAAGTGGGCCAAATGTAAATTGCGTAAACGTAGCGACCTTTTCACCCTCGACTAATTCTACCTTAGCCGAGCCTAGAAAAATAACGGGATATACTTCTTGATTTTCTTCCCCCAAATCTCTGACAAGTTTCGCAGCGTCGAAATGATCTTTGTGTTCACTAGAGCCTACAAAACGAATCGTGTCCCTAATCTGTTCAATCACCAAACGACCCACAGTAGCGCGGGGGTTGGCTATCTCTGTGTGGTCGTCTGCTGAATTGAGGACAATCCAAAACCCATAGTCCAACCCCACTTCTACCGTAATAGGCATTTCGTCGTCTATTCCGGTCGCAAGTAGGGGGTTATCGTCGCCGTCAAGTTTTGCGAACTCTACACCAATTTGATGCCAAGCAGCTCTGCCAGATAACTTACCCTGTGCGTCGAGATCAGCGTCAAATCCAGAAGTAGCTGGGTCTGTAATCATCAAGACCCCTTCGCTCAATGCAACATTATCATCCTCAGTCTGGGATAACGTGAACTGCCTGTTAGTAGAATCAGCAGCATCCTGCACTACTGAGTAATCGCCAATAGGGAAATTAGGATCTTGGTCCCACCCTATATCAATCCCCACAAATGGAGGGAGGGTGTCGTTAAAAAAATCATTGGCCATTACTAAGGAATCGGTTCTGGCTTAAAGACTGTAACTTGGCGGGTAAGATACCCACCCCGAAAAGGGTTTACTTCAACTGTGGCAACGAAACTTTTGGGCCAGTCTGTTACATTGGTCGCGGGGTAAGTTACTTGAGAGCCGACATTATGCCCCCATGTTGGGTCAGTTGTGCCTGTGTCACAAATTAAGGCTACGTTAGGGTGCAACGTAGGGGGAATCTGCACTGAAAGATATGGACTATTGTAAACGATTGGCAGCGGCTCCATCGTAAACGGGCGTTGTTTGTCGCTGGAAATAGTCGGAGCCTCTAATGCCCATTCTTCTGTAATGGTTGCGCGGGTAGGCCCACGGTAGCCTTGTTGTTTGAACTGGGGGCGCACGTAATTGCGGTTACCGCCACTTTTGTCCTTCCATGACATAATATGGATTCCACCTGCCGTAATGCGATTCCCTTGAAAATCTAGCGTCCCATCGTCCCCAAGTACAGCAGGCCATGAATATGTAATGTAAGTATCGTAAGACCGGAGAAGTTTCCCGCCGAACTTTGCGCCAGTTCCTGCCTTGTCTTGGGGGATTACGTCGGTAGATGTGACAAGGAACCAATCATCGCTGAGTTGCTTCGCCTCTGTCCGCACCCCTTCTGTAGAAACTCCCCACTTTGTTTCATCCAAGATTTCCCTCTCAATAACTGCTTCAGCTTCAGTTGAATTGTAGACCTCCCCCCTGTGATACAACGTCTCAGTCTGAACAAGCGTCCCTTCAGTAGTTTCGTCGTAACTGGCAGTTGAAACTGAAACACGCTTAAAATAAATCCGCTGTTCTACAACAAACAACCCATCGAGTTCAGCATCACCAATCCGCTTCTGCTGGCGGGTCATCAAAATATATTCGTCCTCAAATTGAGAAGCTGGGACATCAGGCATCGGGTCGCCCGCTTTATACTTGTCGTCGGTATCAGAAAAGTCAGACCGCAAAGTAACATACGTCCTTATAACCGTGTCATACTTGTTGCCGCCAAAATCTGCTTGAGAGAATTCAAAGTTGTAGTCGTCTTGGTGGAGACGATCCGCCGCGTAGTAGTATTGGAAAGTCAGGCCGTTAGGGTCTGCCTGCTTAACATGGCACAGCTTGTGGCGGGGAAATTTATCCCTGTCGGGGTGTTCCGCCCCGTATCTAGGGTGCGTTAAATAGACACGGGCATTATTTGTTACGTCTATCGCGGATGGCGATAACGCCTCGCGCACAAAATATGTAAAAGTACTTCCTGATGCGTTTGCAATCTTGTGCGTTCCGTTAGGACTAAAATATCCTGAACCGCGACTTAGACCTTCTATCGTGACATAATCACCATCATTGAAAAAATGGCTACCGCTAGTTGTTATGGTAATTGTATAGCCCTTCTGATGATTGCCCGCATCAACATTGACATCAACATTATATTCCTTCGTTGCCGAAAGTATGCTTGCCCCTTTTCCTAAGATCCCTCCAGCCCCAGCCCCAACCGTCTTCGCATCAACCGTTTCGTAGAACAGCAAATCCCCTACACTTGGCGATACAAATGTAAGGACGCTCTGGCGTTCTGGTGCTGGCTGACCGCGTTGGATGGGCATGGTTCACTATTCGGGGGCAAGGAATTGTTCAACCCACTCAAGATAGGATGCGTGGTCTTGCAAATTACTTTTTTCGTCGCTATTCAGCTCTCCACCGTCATCTGGAACGATTAGAAAACTGCCTCCTGTTGTCTTTCTGCTTTCTACGAAACCATAGAGATGCTGGGTAACAGCGTCTTCATCGCCGCCCCACAGTTCTTTGCTACGGTTTGCGGCCCCCGCCTTTGTTTCAAAATGTAAGTATTTTGACATTACAATTCGTAGTAGGTTTCCAGATCGCTCCAAACAGTTCCGGCAGTTGCGCTTGATGCGGCGAAGGCTGCGGTGTTCTCCCAACAGACTACCTCATAAATTTGCCCGTCCCACTGGTCGGTTGTAAAGTAAGGGTAGTTGCAATATCCAATATGGAAGTGACCGTAACCAAACGAGTTTACGTTGTGTGAAGAACTCATTGGCGACCTATCGGTCCCATTTACTTTCATTTGAATCTCATTGCCTGACTCAGCGGGCATATAAGAAGCGATGTTTACATCAATGCTACTGGTGCTGGCAGAAACCGTGCTATTCAAAGTATCAATATCGGTATTGCCACCACCACCACCCACATCAAAGCGGTATGTGTCTCCCTCAACATACAGAGAGCGGCCATACGCAGGATAATAATACAGAGCGGAGATTATCTCATGCCTGTCGTTATCGGTGTCAATATACTTAGATGCCGTCACCCATGTGTTTGAATCTCCAACGTCTGTTCCGTCTCCTCCTTCGGCGGGAACATGGGTTGTTTGCAGGTATTCGGTTGCGCTGAAGTCTAACGCAGTAAAGTCTGCCAACAGAGGAGGCTGTAAACTTGCAGATGTTTGGTACGCACTTTGTGCCGATCCGACTTGGTCATACCACGTAGTCACATAAACAGTAGCTCCACCAGCAAACGCGGTCAAAGTCATTGTTCCGCTGTATGAGCCTGAAGCGACCGATATAGCAGAAGATGCGCTGACCTTATTATCATCGTCAAAAGAGACATCTACTTCGACCGCAGAACCTCCGGTCCCTTTTCGGACCCTGACTGCATAGCTTGAATAATCTGCCCGTAGCTTTCTTAGGCTATAGGCAAGGGTAGCTGTCGGCATCCCGTCCCTGTCCAGCAGCATGGGCGTTGCCGCAGCAGAAGGTTTCTTCTGGTGCGCGGCCAGACCAAGTGACTGTCCTAAACGCATTAGGCTGCGTGGTAGCAGAGAACGGTTCCAGAGCGGAGCTTAACTGAAACAAACTGACCGTAGATTGTTACTCCAGCAGGGACGGTTACGCCATCAGCAGCCGTGGTCCGGAACAGTTGTTTTGCGGCTACGGCAGAGTCAGTGAACTCAGGCCATTTAGTATGGTCAGCGTCTGCATATCCGTCGGTGTCGTCGTCGTGACCATCGAAGATGGTATCCTCAATAATGAGGATAGCACATATTTCTTTTGCCACTCCTTCAGTGCCACTAAGTAGTGTTGCTCCAGCCTGCCCGAAGGATTGTTTGTCGATATTGGATGTTGCCATGATTGTTGGTTGTTAAATTATGCTTCGGTGAGGGTGTAGCGGTATTTGACGATGTAAACCAAGTTGACCGTAGAGTTGTTAGCCAGATCGTAGTCGGCAGTTAAATCTTTAATGGTCACTCCATCCAGCTCATAGACAGTCCCGACCCCAGCCGCAGAGAACTCTACTAGGTAATCATTTGTATTACCATTTACATTGGATACCCCTGTCATAATGGCCGTGCCAATAGCGCCGCCTGACCCAAAGGTAATTACACCTGCTGACGTAACCGTCGCCACAGTAATCCCACTTTCAGTAGCCGTGGGGCACTTAACATAAACAGCGCCAGAGCCGCCGACCGAAATAAGGTTAGCAATGCCTGCTGGGATGCTAATATCGTAATTGGAGGCGTCTTCTAAGCTAATTTCCAAAGCGCCATAGTTGTTATCGTTCTTTATGATCAATAAACCTTCTGCCGCGCCAATAGTCCCTACATCCAACGCGCCGCCTGCGACCAAAGCCCTGCCGCCGCCTGCGGCATAGTTGTGGTGCTCGTTAGCGTTTGTAAGCGTAGACGCTGTAGTGCTAAAGGTCTCGCTCTGGGTATGCGCCCCATATGTCAGCGAGACTGATCCTTTGATTGCTGTGGCCATGACTTAATATACAAATTTGAGGGTGGATTTCAAGAGTGCGCCCTGTGTTAGGACGATTTCCCAATAACCGTGCAGGTTACAGTGTCGGCAGCGGCAGAGGAATGGTTTTCAAAAGTAAAAGCAATGGTCCCATCATAAGATGCGCCAACAGCTTGATTGGTCACGGTCAAGGAAACGGAATTGGGCTGCATTTCTGGGATGTCGGGCAGGCCCGCATCGCCAGAGGCTATAGTCACATACTTGTCGTTGGTGCTCCCAGTTTCTATCAAAACAGCATAAAGAGTAACCAGATTTGGGAGATCGACCCCTTCAAAGTCATTTCCGGCCACATCGTTTGTCTGAGTCCCCCAACGAGTGACGGACATCCCCGCATCAGTTTTTACAACAGCACCTGTCTGAATAGTCAGGGTAGCCACATCTGCGGCGGCATTTGCTTTAATCTCAAACCCGTAAACAATGTCCGCATCGGCCCATTCTTTTTTAGTAAGCCCCCTACCAACGACAGTTGACCCCAGACCCAGTTTCGCGGTAGAGGTGGCTTTAGCCGAAAGTGCCCACTGAGCTACTTGTTTTGTGAGTGTCATTATATTAAGACATATGCTTTTCGACCATGACCAAGAACCCGTCGCCTTTATCGGCTTCCATCTTTCCTCCGTGACCGCTCATAACGTAGTCGCGAACAGAATCGAGATAGTCGGTAGCGAGGATGATCTTTTTTTTAACCCAGTCTTCTTCTAGGTGGGGAGTGGCACAATGAGACAGATGCTCTAACAACTCACATGCATTCTGGTGCAGGTTGTTGAGCTGGTGCATGACCATCTTGTGGTCATCAGCGATCTGCCCAGAATGATGCCCCTGTTTATTCTCAGGGGCATCAACTGGGACTAAATTTCCTTCTCTTTGCATCAGGCAGCTTCCCGATACATTTTCAAGGCGAACTGGTTGGGGGTAAGACCTTGGTATTCTTCGCGAACCAGATTCTCTTTGATCTTGGCAAGCTTGCCGCGATCCATGCTAGAATTCGGGTCGAAAGGTCCACCATGCACAGTCCTGAAAAGAGCTTCAGCTTGATCGTCAGGTGCAACAGGAACCGCCTTTGGGGGATCAGGTTCAGAACCTTGAGCAGCTAGTGGCTCACCAAAAGTAGTGGGGTCGTCAGGGTCTAAGCCTCCAGTATCCATAGGACCGGAATCGGGCTTAGAAGCTACCCGCTGAGTGCCTCTTTTTGGTTGAGTCTCTGAAGGAGCAAAAGCAGAGCGGCCTTGTGAATCAGCAGACCCATCGAAAGCAGAATCATACTCTTCTCCGGTAGGATCAAAATCTTCAAAAGACTCTTCACCTCCTCCGGCCTGTTGTGCTTTTCGAGCAGCTCTTTCTGCTGCTCGCCTTTCAAAGTCTGCCTTAACTCCCGCGACTCTTTTCTGGTAACCGGGGTCGCTGCGTCTCTTGGCTCTCCGCTTGCGGAAAGCCTCTTTCTCTTCTTCAGAAAGATCAGAAAAACTTGGGGGGTTGAACTCGTCTGAGTCTTGTTTTGCTTCAAGTTGAGCTTTACGCTGCAAGAACCTGTCTCTTTGGGAAAGACCGTCGCTCGAAATGTTTTCAATGCGGCGGTCCATTCTGTCGAGGGCGGATTGCCCTGAAAGGTCGTCGATAAGGTCGGAGTCGGATAGGGCACCGCCGAGAGTTGAAACATTGTCGGCATATGTTTCTGCACCTCTGGCCAAAGCGCCAAGGGGGTTGATCTCGACCTCAGAGTCGCCCGAACCTATCTCAAGGCGCGGGGCGTTATCTGCTACAAAGCCAGCAACGTCTTCAGCAAAATCTGCTACGTTCTCTACGCCGCGACCTACCATTTTTGCGCCTGCTCCAAGTGCCCTTCCGGGTGCAGTGACGACACCTTTGATGTCTCGTTTAGCACCAAGAATAAGATTTTGAAGGTCTTCGTTCTCAGCGACTAGTCTGCCAAGTTGTTCTAGAAATTTGGACATATCAATATGTGGTTATAGACAAATCCCGAACCCCGAAGGGTTGCTCAGGGTTCGGGATGAGTCATTGAGGTTGAGGGTGGGATTAAATCGTTTCAGCAACATCCGTAAGCTCTGACACTTTAATGAGACTCGCCAACACATAAAGCTGACCAGCCGTGCATTCATCCATGCCCGCTCCTGCGGGGTTGAACTCAGCAACCAGTGCTTTGGAAGAAGCTGTTTGAATCACATATTGGTCATCAAGGTCATCTCCGCTGCCACCAGAATCAAGAATGGGGCCAGTGCTTGTTTTGATTACAGGAACTGTATCTCCTGTAAAACAATTAACACTATCAACATAGGCATCTGTGTCGCCTGTAATTCCCACGCTCATGTCGAGGTTGCTTACGCTCCCCCCAGCGAAAAGCTCGGTTACTACAACTGAAACTTCGCGGACAATATAATCTTCAAGATCATCGAGGAGTGTAACAGACACTACCGCAGTAGCGGTGCTCGCTTCCAAGGTAGCGTTAGAGTGCGCGATACCCCAAGCATGGGTGTAGCCCAGACCAAGGAGCGCGGCTGGAAGTTTATGAATCTTAGAACCGCCACCAGCAGATTCATCAGAAACTGCAATGGTGTCTTTTCCGGTCAACAACGACCGTTTTGCTAAGGTTGGAATATCATCAAGAGTAGGCATGATCGTATAGTGGGTTATGCGCGGGGCGGCAGTATTAAGCTACCGCCCCGCACAAGTTATGAAACCTACACAGCAGCAGGAGTAGTGCTGGTGCGCTTGAACAAGATGATGTAACCGAAGTCCGTCTTAATCGGCTTCGATGCACTGGCCATGATGCCCCTGAAGAATCCGATAATACCATCGGGGTTTCTTGTGATATCGGGGATGTTCGTCCACTTAAAGTCTCCCTTATAGGAAACAGGGTCAAACTTGAGGCCGTTGACATTACCAATAGGAGAAGGAATCAGGGACTCCATAACTTCCTCGTGGAGGATGTAAGCGACTTCGACATCGGCGCTATCGTAAGCGGTATTGACGATGACCTTTCCAGTTCCGTCGTCTCCACCACCCGGAGCCTGTACTGTGTAGACAGGCACGTTGACCAGCTTTTCACTGTCGAGTGCGAGGTTAAAACGGGGAGCCTTGTCGTCAATCAGGTGGTAGAAACCCCTGAAGGACTTCTCAACTCCAAGAGGAGCGATCAGGTCAGACACACGGGCGTTGTTGTAACGCACATCGTCGCGGAATCCGGCTTCAGTCTGGAGCTGGTAGGAAGCCTCCGAAGAACACACGAGGGTGAATACGGGGCGACCGTTCTCACGACCGTGGGCATTGTTGCCTGCACCTTTACGCACGAGCTGGTAATAGATCTTATCCAGAAGCGCGTTGGAGATGTTGGCATCGACATCGATAACATCGTTGTCAGTACCGTCACCACCAGCGGTGAGGGCAGTGTCGTCAATATCAATAAGGTCCGCAGCAGGGCCGTGGGTTGCCTTACCTTCTGCGCCAGTCGTGAAACGGGTGCTTGCAGCCTTAGCATATACGACATTGTCGCACTGCTGGTCATACTGCTGACGATAACGATCTTCCCAAGACTCACGGGTAGACTCCTTGAGGAGATCCATGATAGCCCGAAGTTGCTCAGTCCGGTGAGCGGCGAAGCGAAGTTCCTCGACGTTGATTCGGGGAGATTCGATCACAGCGCGACTCAGGCTGTAGCTCTTCATGACTTTGGTGAAGTCGATGACGTTTACGTTGGCCCCTTCTGTGGGGTGGTCGTTGGTGGTCGTAGTCTGACCGCCGCTGTAACCATTGGCTGCTGTAGCGTCCACTGTGCCCATGCCAAACCAATCAGTTCCTACGCTGGCTCCGCTAGTATCTCCAAGGTCTTTGTTGATTGGAGTAACCGGAAGAGCGCGGTCGTAAATGAGGGTATTCAGTTGATACCCCATTCCTTCAGGGAAGGTGTTCTGCTTGATAAGGTCGATCCACGGAGAAGTGTGGAGAGTCGCCTTGTGGATGTCCTGCCCAATGCGATTAGCCTCTTGGGTCAGGATTGTGTTGATAGTATCAACCGCACCGTCTGCGCCGGGGTTGACGTACCTAGATTCTTGTGGTCCGAAAGCCATGATAAAAAAAATATGAAATTAAAGAAAAAGAGACCGCTCCCCCATAAGGGGCCAAAGAGGTCAAACGAAGATGTAGGTGAATCCCGCTTCCTAGAACTAGTTAATGGCTAGAGCAACCAGCGTTCTTCTTTAAGGGTCATAGCCCAGTGGTGGTGACTAGAACTATTTTATGGCTAGAGCAACCGTCACACGTTATTTGAGCATCCTAACCAAAAACTTAGGATTGTCAATAGGAAGATTTTAGCCGCCTAAAGCAGCAGCAATACTCTGCTCAAAAGTCATGTCAGACGTGACTCCAGATGGAGATGCCGCATTCTGGGGCTGTCCTGACATTGTTGGCTCCGCACCTTCATATTCAGCCAGACGGTCAGTCAAAGCCTCGTTTTCCTTCCGCATCGACACATATTCGCGGACGATATTCGGGAGGAGCTGGGCTGACACTACATTATAGGCGTGGTCAACGGGGTGGATTTCAGAGGGGTCCACGTCGGAAGCTTTGGACTGGATGGACTGCATATCCAAACCTTCGATGCCGGATAAAAATGGGAGTTTTTGCTGAACCCGCTCGACGACATTGCGGGTCACATTAGTGCGTAATTGCGCTCTTTCAGCGGCTTCTTGTGCTGCTTTCTGCTCTGCAACCAGCTTGGCCTCTGCCAAAGCTTGGTCAGAATTCTCAAACATTTGCTTCCTGCGCTCCACAATGGGGTCAATATCCTCGATGATCCGATACAGTCGCGCTTTGTCCCGATCAGTCGCACTTGGCAACAACTCGCTAAGTTGCTCGTCCTGTTGTTGCTGGTCGTCCAAAGCAAGAACGTCAACAAGAGCGTCAGGGTCAATCTCGTATTTGTCAGCGATCTGGTCTGCCTGCTCCATCAAAGTGGCCAACGGTTCGGTTATCGCCTGTTGGTAAGCGTCTGTAGATTCAAGGTTAGAGAGGAGTTGTTGGTTCTCATATTCAGTTATCTTAGCCTGAAGGGTCTCAATGTCCTTGTTCTCGGTCAAACCAGTCAACTCTTGGATCTTGCGCTCATAAGTCACCTGCTGCTGGCGCAACATATCCAACTCAGATTTACTATCCTTGAGTTCAGACTTCAGTTGCTTGAATCGGGATGCAGCCTTTGGGGTCCAGTCGTCCCCGATATCTTCAGTCAGTGACTCAATAGGCTCTTGGAACTCTGCTTCAGTCTCTGGAACATTTTCCGTATTCTCTGCTGGGATCTGGTCACTTAATTGTTCCAGCAAATCCGCTGCCTTTTCCTCTGCTGGATCTAGTGGTGCAGATTCTGCCGCAGGCTCTGGTGCGGATTCCGCCACAGGTTCTGCCACAGGTTCTGCCACAGGTTCTGGATCGGGGGCCGCATTGTCTAGATTAGCAAAGGCTGCTTCCAGTGAAGACTCAAAGGACATAGATTCCCCAGCATCAGGCAAGGCATCAACTGCGGGGGCTTCAGGTTCGGCTACGGATTCTGAATGTGATTCCATTCTTCAATAGTTGGTGGCTGGTTTGAATTCGGTTGTTTGGTGAGTTTTTCCAAGTCGTTGAAAGCGTCCCTGTATCCTGCATACCAGCTCAGTTTATGGCTGTTCTCCTGTGGGTTTGTCCCAATAGAAGAAACAGTCGGGCCAGCGGCTTCCTTGAGGATAGCTATAGCTTGCTGGAGGGCAGGGTCAGCTAAGATATTCCTTAACTGCTCTATAGCTTTAATGTCATTAAACCAATGTTCCAGCTTAATCGGAACAGTGGGCTTTTTTTTCTGAGGCATTATGTCTGGTCTTCTCGGAACTCAAGGGCAGCTTTTGCATCCCTCATCGCCTGCTCCTGATCGAACTTGCGCTGCTTGAGGGACATGTCGAGTTCCGCTTTTTGCTGCGCGATCTGCATCTCAATCTGTGCTTTCTGCATCTTCATGTCAACTTCAGATGGTCCGGCTGGTTGCTCGCCGCCAGCTTCCTGTGCGGCCATAGCTTGGTCCCGTTGGATTTTTTCCAGAGCCTTCATCGTATTATTGATGGCCTCTTCAGCAAATTGAAGGACTTGCTTGGTCTGACCAACCAGTCCTTCCAAGGCAGGGTCGCCCGCAGCAAACTGAACTGTCTCGCTGATGTGCTGGTAGAACGCCTGCAACATCGGCAAAACCTGCTGGGGGTCAGCCTGCCCCGTGTTGATGCCCTCAAGCAGTTGCTGCAAGAGCGGGACATGCACCTGCAAATGTTGACCGTGCAACTCGTTTCCTACAACCGGAACAGGCTGACCCTGCTGAAGCTGGCTATTCTCAAGGAAGGCTATCTTCGTATCCACCGCAGGGCGGCTTTCAACTTCCGCAGGAACATATCTGTCAGCCAAGTCATGCCCAACACGAGTGCTAACAATGTCACGAGTGAGGTTACGGCGACCAACGTCATCAAACTGACCACTGATGCCCTGAAGCTCCCGAAGGGAGACGAGTCGGTTTGCCATCGAGCCGCTCCCAATGGAACGGACTGCCTTGGTTCTCTCAACATCAAGGGCCTTGATAAACTCTGCCTCGACTCCACGTTTTGCACACCTGTCATAAAAATCCTTGATCGCTGCATCCTGTTTCTTGGACTGGACAACACGACGAACCATTTCGCGCATCAGGCGATTCCAACTCGCGTAAAACAAGTTGAGGGTCGCGCCACTAATGCGGGTGGCAACGTCCATGTCCGATACAACCTGCATCTGGTTCCTGTAAGGTGAACTCTGGTTCGGGCCATAGGAACTGATGGTGTCCGTATTAAGTTGCAACTGCTGGGTAAGATCCTGCAACGCTGGCTGGACCGCAGTCCCAAGGTTCGGGATCGCCTTCTCAACAATCTTAACATTAGGCGACATCACTGCGTATGCGCCGTAGAATGTAAACTGTAACTCGTCCAGTGAACGCTGGTTCTCTGGTTGGATCATTACGGCAGATGACAACATCGCGCCGTCGATCTGCTGGCACCGCAAACGGTTGCTCGTCTGGATGTGGTTGAAGATCCTCTGGCCCAAACCACGAATCGAGTGGTAGGTGCCATTGCTGCCAACCCCATATGTAAACAGGATATATGCCTGTTCGGGTTTGGCGTAACGGCTGGGCTTCTTATACATGAACGCCTCTGGGTCTTGTTCGGCAGAAATGTAATGGCTCACACTGCCGTCAAGTTCGCGGACCCAGAAGTGGAGCACGTCCACAGTCGGGTTCTGGATTCCAGTGTGGATGTCGTTGTTCTTGATCTCCGCTTGCAGGGCTTCAAATTCAGTGAGCGAGTTCCGGCTGTGAGCACGACCAGTGTGCTTTACATTCTGAACCATCACCCGCTTAACCTCGTCAACGTCCCAACCAACTGCCTTCGCCGCCTTCTCGTTGCGGATGAATGCATACAACTCGTGCAGGTGATACTGCCGCCTGCCAACCGCCACATCAATGCGCTCTTCCGAAGAGGGGGTCTGCCTCGGAATCAGGATGTCGGCAAAGCTGCCAACCTTGAACCGCCAGTCGTCAACGGAATCAAAATACGTGATCCCTACACCATGTTTAATGAACGTGGTACAGAGGCGCAGGTAAGATGAATGGAACTCAGGCCAGCTTCGGAACAGGTGCGTCAACTCTTCAGCGACGATCTCCTCTTTCGGGCCAACTTCACTCCTCTCGCCAGTAGTCGCCTTGACTTCAACAAAGCGTTCAAGCGAACTATACAGATCAACGTAAGCCGATAACGCAACATCCAAGATACGCTGGGCTTCTCCAAAGTTCAGGTTTGTCTTTAAGCCCTGACCGCTGACCGCCAGCTTGGAAGAATTATACGGAGCCGCACCATCGAACATCGCGTCTACCCGTGCACGGTTCACGGCTGATGCTTCGTCAGCCCTGTGCAGGGCATGGAAAATGTTTGTGGCGGATTTTACATCCTTGAGCCTCTGCTCCGCAGGCTTCCCCTTTTCGTCCAGACCAGCAAGGTCAAGACTCTCCAGTCCATACATATCCGACATTAGAGGATGGATGATACCTTTACCATGTTTTCTGTCAAGGTTTGGGGAAACAGCTATCCATGATCCGTGAAACCGGAACATTGTGCTGTTTACCATACTTATTGCGTAATCGAACGTAGGGCTTAGTGCCCCGATAGTATTCGGTCACAATGAATGGATGCCGCCCGCGCCTGCCCCGCAAATTGCGAACCTTCCATACCGCGCCGTAAGGAGTCACGGCGTAGTCTGGGTAATCAGGAATCGGGGTGTATTTGTCGGTGGGGAGCGTTTGGGGCGGGACGTGGAGCGTGTCATGCTGAACACGGCAAGAACGGCCATCGTCCGTCTTGACCTTAGTCTGCCATCGACCGTCAATCCATTCACGCTTCAGCCTGCGCTTTGTGTTTACATTGTAAATGTATCCACTTGAGGCGAGGGCGTAATCAGAAGCCCCCTCTATAACCTGCGCGTCCATACACGTAGAGGGTAACAGAAGCGGGTCGGTTCATCAAGACTTTTCGTGGGCACAACGTCCCCTGCAAATCGGGAATCAAAAAGTCTTCTAGAATATACATGGGCACATTGGAGAGTCCAATAAGACCATATGTTTTACAGAAGACTTTTTGAATTGAGTTTCGCAGGGGGCAATGTGCCTACGCTTGCGGAAACATCATAATAAAGCCAGCCCCGTTAGGTTGAACCCCCATGACGTTGCACTCCACCCACTCTTCCGCTTCCGCCTCTGTCATGTTGTCCCGATCCATAAATATCTTAAGAACCTTCTCGTAGCGGTAGATCAACCGCCCACAGTCAGAAGCCCCTTCGATTGCGTCGTCCAGCCCGTCCAAAACAAGGGCATCGTCTAGTAAGTCGCCAAACATATCTACCTACGCTTTGTTTGCTCCGTACCGTGCACGTTGATTCGCGAGTATCCGCTCACGGTTCTTGAGATAATACTTCCTGTTATATTCCTTCTTTTTCTTGCGCTTACGCTCCCATTCTTCTGGGTCGGTAACTTGGAGAATCTCGTCTTTGCGTACGAACATCTCCTTATTACGTGCATACCACTCGTGTTGATACTTGAGACGCTTCTCTTTGTTTTTCCTGTAATACTCCTGTTTCTTAGGATCTGCCATGCCTGATGCTACTTAAAGCGGGCTAACCGTCAATTTTTTTCTCAGACACACATATGTACAGGGCGCACGCGCACGAAAGACGCCACCCCTAGGGGTGGCGTCTTTGATTGTTTGAAGTCATAACTTCAAACAATTAGCGTAATGCTGACTCCGTTAATCCTTGATAACCCTTTGGGTATCAAGGATTAACGATCTTGATCCCTTATTCCTGAATCATAATTCAGGATAAGGGATCAAGGATTCACTCACCAAAGGTGAGTGTTAAGTGGTTTTCTGGGTTCAAAACTTTCAAGGAAAGTTTCACGCGCCCCGCGCATGCCATTCCTAAAAGGAATGGCGGCTCCCTTTAGGGAGCAATGCGTAGCGCCCACAGCCTCAGAGAGGCCGGAGATCGGCTCGACTCCCATTGTTGTTGATGAGTGAAACAATGATCCCAGCCGACTTGATCCTGATTGATGACCCCAGAACACCCGTTCAACTGCTACGTGAGGTTCCTTATGAAACCTTGCTCGCCAGTCAACGGTTCTGGGAAGCCAGATTAGACCGTCTCTTTGAGACGAAGAAGTATGATATCGAAGACCATGACTGTTGCTCTCCAGAGGAGGATCTCTTGGAAACTCTCGACTACATCATCTACGATGATGATTACTTCATCGATAAACATCTCTGGTGTGAGAAATCTCGCGAAGAGATCCTATCTCTCGCACCTAGCACCTACAGCCTCTAAAGAGGCCAGAAATCGACTCGACTCCCATTGATTATGATGACCGAAACCACTGAAACCATGATGACCAACCTTGAAGCCAACACACACTACAACGGAGTTGTTCGTATGTTGGAAAACCTCCCTACTTCGACCCTGATTGAAACCCTGAACATAGCTCAAGCAGAGCTTGAGCGTATGGTCTGGAGAATGCCCTGCAAAGCAGTGGAGCGCAAAATACAGGAACTGTATTTGACCTCGCTGGCCTGCATTGTCCTTCTGAAGGAAGGAATAGGCAAAGCTGCCCTGAACGACCTCCTTGATGAGTCTCCTATGGTTGGGAGGGAACTCCCAACTCAACGCCTAGTGCGCTGGGATCTGGAGATAGGAGAGATCCTATCTCTCACACCTAGCGCCTACAGCCTCTAAAGAGGCCAGAAATCGACTCGACTCCCATTGTAATTGATGACCGAAACCACTGAAACCATGACCTACACCGTTAAGCTCTACGAGAAAACCGCGATGACCACTTGGAGAAAGTTCGACAATCGCGAAGACGCTGACTTCTACGCCAACTTTCACGCCAAGAATCACGCTAAAGTTACCGTCGAAGAAGACAAACCGCTTCCCTTCTCCGAAGAAGACGAAGCCTTTTACTACAGTTGCTAACCTAACTACGTTAAAACCATGACTGAAACCATGAACATGAACCCTGCCCTTTGTGTCACCCTTGGTGACTCCCGCCCAGCCAGCCTGCTGGCTCAGGAGGTTTCTCACGAAACCTTGAACCACAGTCTCTTCCTACTGGAAGAGGATACCCTCTTCTCTGAAGAGGACATGGATGAAATCAACGTATCCCTTTGGGATGCTGTTGATGAAGGCTCCGACTTCCTTGTGCGCCAAGCTCGTAGAGCTTTCGAGGAGGAAGAGGACAACCACAATGAGATCTCTGATCTCATAAGCCGGATCGAGGAAGCTCTCGACATACAGCTACATAGCCAGTGTGAGGAGCATGAGGAGTGTGAGGGCAGCAACACGCCTTCCATTCACCCATTGCACCCCGCACCTTGGAACCGAACTACCGTAGTCCAGTAACAGCTACGCTGGAAAAAAACTTTAAGAAAAAGCTTGAGGGAAATGCCCTTATCTGCTTTACTAGTAAACATCACAAGCCGAATCGGCTGAACCTAACCAACCAACCAACACACACTACCGTTATGCAAACCACCACTGTTCTTGCTACCGTCAACACCGATGCCCTCCGTCAGCTCAGCACCAACGAGCTGAAGACACACACAAAGGAAGCCGCGATGGAAGTCGCTCGTTCCAATGAGAAGGGGGCCAAATGGCTCGGCGTATGCCGTGCTCAACTTGCCAACCTTGGCGAGACTAGCGAAGCTACCTTCAAACTTGTTCGGACTTCCCTTGTAAAGGGAGGCATGGATGAGAAGCGGGCCAAGTCTGCTACCAACAACGCCAACGGTCACATGAATCTGGCACACTTCCTCCTGAAGGAGGATGGTGCGACGATTTGCGAGAAGAGATTCTTCGCCGTCTCTGTAAGAGACGCTAAGGCCGTTGCTTCTACCCTCCATAGAGGGGGAGAGGATGCCATCAAGGACTTCAACAAGTTGAGTCTCCGCAAAGGGAAGCTCTCCCGTAAGGGACTCGACAACTTCCTCCCTGCCAAGGAGGCTCCGGTCAAGGAGGCTCCCGCCAAGGAGGAGAAGCCCGCAGACTCTGCACCTTCCAATCCTGAAGAGTCCAGCGAGACTCCGATGAATCCGGTGCTGTCGTCAGTTCAGATGGTAGCTGCCGCTATCAAGACGCTCCGTAAGGAGCTTCCGAACTTGTCCGGTAAGGACAAGGAGACTGCCATTGCCGCTCTCAGTGAGCTGATTGGCTAACCCCCTAAAGGGGGAGGCTGGACTACGGTAGTTCAGTCTCCCCCACCTAACCCATTAACATCCTGAGCATTATGCAATACCTGTTTAACACACTCACCTTCGGCGGTCTTACCGCTACCTTCCTAGCTACTCTCACAATGTGGGATAATCCCTCAATCCTGAACCTGCTTCTAGCACAAGGATCGCTTACACTGACTGCATGGTCTTCCATTACGGCTGACCACATAAAGATGCGTAAGAAAACCGAGCAACACATTGCTGCTGCAAAGCAGCACCGACTCTAAACCATAAAACTAATCTACGATTATGACTTCTGATCTCTTCAATTACTTCAACGGAAAATACGTGGACTGGACCTTTCGGTCCTCATCCGCAGCCCGTGCTAGGCTTAAGGCATGGGATCAGAGGCACGAGTCCCAGCCTAGCTGGGAGGAGGACTTCTATGACTACGAAAGTAGTGAGCAAGTCTGGGACGAAGTGACCTGTGGTCAGAGTGTCATGGGAGTCGATGACTGCGGCATTCTCCCAGAGGAGAAGTGGGAATACATCAAGAACCCCAGTCTTTCTACGAAAGAAATCTGGCAACTCTTCGCTGATGAATCAGCCGATGAGCGGGCGGACAGGTATGGTCATCGGTATGATGACGTCGAGGAGTGTTGGGACTACTACGCCGACGACTACGACGACAACTACTACTACGACGACTACGACGAATACCATCCTTGCGACTACGAGTGGTATGAGTCGGACCATCCCTCCAGTATATTCTTTTGCCATGAAATGGAAAAAGAATCGGAGAAGTATATCGAAGACTGCAAAGTCTGGAGCGAAACCGTGCAAGAGATTGCATGGTTTGATGAGTGCGAAATAGTGGATGGGGTTCCCCATCCACCTGAACTGAAACCTGAACCCCGCCCCCTGATCTCCGATCACCACTATCGGAAAGCTGCCTAACCCTTTAACACACAACCAATAACACGAAAGGAACACACACTATGCAAAAATTATCTGACCTGATTAAGAATCCATCCGGCCTCGACTCGCTCGACAATTACGCTGGAGAAATCCCCGAAGACAAGTGGCACGTAGTGCTAACCCAAAGTCGGGACTGTGAGATACTCACCAAGTCCAACTGGGCCGTTGCTCTGGAAGAGCTGGGCGGGGAGAGTGAGCACGTTGAGATCCACCGCTTCGGTCACTGGGCTTGCGGCTGGTGGGAAGCCTTGTGCGTAGCCAAGGACAGTGAGGCTTGGGAAACCGCGAAGGAAATACATGATTCCCTGAGCGACTACCCTGTCTTGGACGAACAGCATTTCTCTGAAATGGAAACGGAGGAAGCTGACCGTATCTGGAGTGACTGCTTCGCTCCAAAGGAGAGAGTCGAACACCTTCGTTCCGAAGGAGGGACGGAGAACTTCAACGGCTTTGCCGACCTCATGCAATGTGTGAGGGGAGCCTTCGCTCCCTTCACTAACAACGGATACTACGGCATCATTGGATAGCCCCCTAAAGGGGGAGGCTGGACTACGGTAGTTCAGCTTCCCCTGAATCCTGAATCCTGAATCCTGAATCCTGAATAGATATGACCTTTCACGAACCTGTAACCTGCCGCGATGGCTACCGTGTTTCCGTACAAGCTAGCAATGGGCACTACTGCGAGCCTAGATATAGCGATGACCCCCTCGAATATCGAGAGGTAGAACTTGGCTACCCTTCGGCCCCCGACCCTCTCCTTGAGGGCTGGGCAGAGGACGAGAGCTGCCCTACCGATACCGTATATCCCTATGTTCCTGTTCACCTTGTGCGGGAACTCCTCGCAAATCATGGCGGGGTGGAGTCGGGCACCGTGCCCTACGGTGTATTTGAAGACGCAAGCGGACAACTGTTGCTACAGTTACTCCGTTAAACACACACACACACACACACACTATGAACAACACATATATTATCCGTCTTTCTGACGGACAAGATACCGTTATCGAATTACCTAAACCGAAGGTAGAAAAAGACGGAAAGGTATGGGTCTTCGACCACGAAGGCGAACAATATACCCTGCACCATGATGCCTTCTTCATGGATCAATGGACCTTGGGCTTCGCTCAATACTATGAGTGGTATGGCTCCGAAGGTTTCGGAGAGGTCGGCAAGCCAGAGCATGGCAGATACAAGCCGAAGGGAGGGGTAGAGATGATCCTCTTTGAGACGGAACACGAAGTGTTACGGAACGGGAGTGACCTTGTGCATAAGTTGCAAGAGCAACTCAACAAGGAAGGTCGTTTCACGAAGTATGATTTCCGAAGGACAAACATGCACGAAGCATCATGGACTACGGGATGTTCTGCATCGGGGCAGAGGTGCGTCTTCCCCGAAATCCTAGAGGACAATTCCCTCCCATCTCTGATGCCATACGACAGACCTTGGGAGATCGTATGTAAGAACGGCAAGTTCTTTCACCTCGACCGTGGCACTAGCCACCTAGCTGAGAGCAAGATCTAACCAATCGACACGTCATTGGAACGTGTCGATTTAACCTGAACCAATCGACATGAAACGTAAACGCAAACCCCTGCCAAGCAACTCGCTTGAGCAGAGGAACATGACTCGTCATGCCATGCCGCCGCCAACCTCGCGACACAAGGATCGCAAGAAGGTAGCGCGTAAGCAGGCGTGTCGTAAACCACTGAACCTGAACCATGAAAACAATTCAACTATCCCTCACTGATAGTGCCTTCGACAAGATCAAGACTGAAGTCTTTTGTGCCGCGCTAGCTCAAAATGCCTCCGGCCCCCACGCCGCATGGAAACTGGTGCTCGACGCAATGGAGCGGGGAGACACTGAGAAGACCATCCGAACGAAAGAGGACGTGAACCCTGACCCTGAACTACGGTAGTCCAGTAACAGCTACGCTGGAAAAAACCTTAAGAAAAAACTTGAGTAATCAGAAGTTATCTGTTTTACTAGTAAACATCACAAGCCGAAAGGCAAACCAACCAACCTGAATCCTGAATCGATATGTCAAACCTGACCGAATGCCAACAGAAGAACGTCACCCTTGCAGGTGGCATGTATTTTGCGACCAACTGCTTTAGCTGGTCGCTGGGTAAAACCCCGTGGGAAGCTATGGGAAACCTCGACCTGAATTATCAGGGCACGATCCCCAAAGTGGGGACCAAGAACTACAAGAAGTGGACTGGTGATGTCTCGCTTTACTACATCCCTGACGCGGAGAAGTGGGGAGGTGTTACACGATACACCCCAGTCGATGACAACAATGTCCCGATTGGCATCCTGCTCTACGGGACAAGCCCCGATAGTGAGCACAACCAGAAGATCGCCCACCGTCACATGACGGAGGGTGCGGATGCTGTGCTGTCCGATCCTGAGAATCTTCCCATCAGATACTAACCCCGAAGGGGAGGCTGGACTACGGTAGTTCAGCCTCCCTCCCTTAACTTGAACCTGAGAATTGAATTATGAAAATGACCCTATCAACTAGCCATGCTGCCGACCTACTCTTCCGCGATGAGTATGGTGGGTGGAGTTATGCGGCAGCGAACGCCATGTGTGAATACCTTGAACAACTGGAGGAGGATCTGGGCGAGGACATTGAGTTCTGCCCTGTCGCAATCCGCTGTGACTACAGCGAGTATGGCTCGCTCGACGAAGCCATCACTGAGCTTATCGGAGATCCCGTGGACATCGACGAAGAGTGGACACCTGAGAACCTAGCAACAGGCGACCACGATGAAGACATGCAGATGCACCTGCAAGAGCTGACGACCGTGATCCCGTTTAACGGGGGCGTGATTGTCCAGTCCTTCTAACCTGAAACCTGAAACCTGAAACCTGAACCATGAAAATAAACATTATCCATGTTGCCTTCGATGGCGACCCTGACGAAGTAGTTTTTTCTTACGATGACCTTGGCACAACAAGGGGAGATCGTGACGTATTGCAAGCGTGTGCTAGGGCATTCCGTATGTTCAACGCACCATTGGAATTGCTCGATGATGAGGATGCGCTGATTGCTATTGCATACCGCACACAGAATCTCCGGTCTCTCTCCGTCGGGGACATTGTAGAAGTCCATCACCCAAGTGTTCGCAGTCCCCAGAGGTGGGTGTGTGAACCCTCTGGATGGAAAAGGTCTGAACTTGAACCAACTAACCTGAAACCTGAATAAATGAATAACACAGCAAACAACCTGCAAGACCTCCTGTCCCTTCGGGGATGCGGAGAAGAAACCTTCGGGCAACTCAAGCGCAACGTGTATAAATACACATCATGCGGTGCTTGGATAATTGAGACCGAATACGGCGTGGGGCTTGGCTCTATTGTCGAGGGCGTAGACGAAGGCACCGAAACTCACGCGCTAAACTACCCATTCACAATCGACCAATTCCAAGACGCTTTACAATCTGTCGAGGACGAAGCCGATGAGATATGGAAAGCCACGCATGGCTGCGAGGATTGCCACGACCATCCGCAAGCGGATGAGTGGGGCAACGAGAACGAGTTCGGCGCATGGCCTATCAATCCCGACTGCAAGACATGCAAGGGAGAGGGGGCGATCATATGAGCCAACCCCAGATCCCCTACATAATGCTCGATGGCGAAGAGATCCGTCTCGACAACGTCGAGTTCTTGAACGTCGAAGAGGACATCATCAACGGACGTGACCTGATTACGTTCAAGCATGAGGGCGAGACACATCAGTCGTATGTGGTTCATCGCCCCTGCTAACTGGACTACGGTAGTCCAACCCTACCTACGGTAGAGAAAAAACCTTAAGAAAAAACTTGAGTAATCAGAAGTTATCTGTTTTACTAGTAAACATCACAAGCCGAAAGGCAAACCAACCAACACAAACCTGAACCTGAATTATGAATATGCTCAACAGCATCCGCAGCCTCGCTGCCAAAGTCAGGAGTGCCGTAGTCACGGTGCTCGCCGCCCCATTCAAGCCGCTCGTGAAGCGGATTAACACATACATTGACCAGCGTTTGCCCAGTGCGAACGAGGTCGCTGAGTTCGTAGGCATCGACAATGTTGCTGCCCACATCACAGACCACCCCGATTTTCGGGAGTCGTTGGTGAACCTGATCGAGGTCGATGCCAGTGACGTTGCTGAACACTTCGATCCATCAGACATCGCTTACGAGATCGACACCGACAATGTAGCCGGAGCGATGGATCACCAAGAGGTCGCCAGTTACATGGACAGCTACGAGATCGCCGCTGCCGTAGAGGTGGACCCCGCCGATGTAGCGGAACACATCGAGGTGGATCTCGATGAGATCGCAGAGAAGGTCGAGGTGGACTACGCGGAAGTAGCGGAGCACATCGAGGTCGATCACGACGAAGTAGCGGAGCGTGTCTCCGATTACATCGACCGTGACTGTATAGTCGAGTCTGTCCAAGATGGTCTGGACTACGATTCCATCGCCTCGATTGTCGCTGACAGTATCCGCGAGGAGGTTGTCGAAACCGTCAAGGCTGACTCGCTCGACACTGACGAGATCGTGGACACCATCCGCCAGCAGGTTCTCGAATCGCTCGACGGTATGTCCTACACCCTCACGATTAGCTAACCCTTTCGCTCCCTCTCTCCATGCCGTTCCGAACCAACATCTCCTCTGCACGTTTCATGGTCGGCTGTTATGCGCCGACTGCAAGAGATGCAGGTCAACCGCTGGCCATCGTGCCATGTAGGTAAATGCTCTGGCAGGGATCACCTTGCTAACTGCCTGACGGCAATGAAACTGGAGAGAGGGAGCACCAACCCTTTCGCCTCGTCTCCGTAAAATAACCAGCGTCTGCCCTTTATATTGCTGTTCAGGGCAGCGTGTACAGACGGAGGCGAGGCACCTTTAACCCCAAACCTGAATCCTGAATTATGAATAATACCTCAATGGAATATCCAATCGTCTCCTCTTCGGAGGAGCTGGGCGAACATGCCCAGATGTGCCAGACCGATGGCACCATCCTGTTCATCGTCGGCAAAGGCGGTGACGGTAAGACTACCGTGACGAAGGAAGTCATCTGCCCTGCCCTTGGTCTCAAGGGAATCGAGGGTGAAGACTTCTTCACCATCAACGCAAGTGGCTCCGCTCCCTCCGATGTGAGGGGTGCTGGTGTCCCTGACTTGGAAGCACGAGAGATGTGGTTTGCCCAGCCAGCACACTGGCCTACCCGTGAACGGATTGGCGACCGACCCTGTGTCCTGCTCCTTGATGAGCTGCCTGACTGGGACGTGTCCCTCCAGTCCCTCTGTCGCTCACTGTTCAATCCGAACGGGCCGCGACCGATGATCGGAGATCACGAGCTGTCGGAGAACACCTTTATCGTGGTGACTGGCAATCGTCGTATCGACGGTAGCCGCTCCGCTATCCCGTCCTGTCCGTTCGTCACTCGATGCACGTCCCTCATCTGGCAACCTACGCTGGATGGATGGCTCGACTGGGCAGCGGACAAGGGCTATGCAAGTAGCCCTGTCTACACCTTCCTCACCTACAACGGACTCGACCAGTTCGGCAGGGAGGGAGACTTCTTCTCCCCTCCAGTCCCGCAGCCTTGGGACGGTAGTCCCCAGCCATGTCCCCGTGAGTGGGAGGCATGCTGCAAGCTGACTGTCGAGGGTGCCCCTGAGTGGAGTGACAGTGTGCTCCGCAAGAGCATCGAAGGGAAAGTCGGGAAGGCGGCTGGCAAAGCCAGTTACGCTTTCATCCAGACTGTAGCCAAGCAACTCCCGTTGCTGGACAAGATCAAGGCAGGGGATGAAGAGCTGCCCAGCAATGAGGCTGACCAGTTTGCTCTCACCCACTGTGCCCTGCGGCAAGCAAGCCGCGACAGTAGCAACGATCCAGAGGCGGCTGTCGCCAGTGGTGCTCTGGACTGGCTGGTGGAGCGAGTGCTCCTCCCTGCCCGTAACGAGATTACGGAGTGGGGCTTTAAGACTGCCTTGGCAGTTGGAATCCCGCTCGACCAACACCCCCGCCGCGTAGATTTACAAGGTGTGTAATTGGTATCCCTCCTACGGAGTTGCTGGACTACGGTAGTTCGCTCTCCGTAGGAGGGAAAAAACCTTAAGAAAAAACTTGAGAAACAATACACTATCTGTTTTACTAGTAACCATCACAACTAACCCAAACCTGAACCTGAATTATGCAAGACCTGAACATTATTAACTCGATCATCGAGGCCCGTTACAAGACGGGTAAACCCGCCATGTCACAGAAGCTGGAGAAACAGCATGAACGACTCATCGCTTACTCTGGTGCCCGTGAAGATGCGGTCGATGCGCCTCGCTCCAAGCTCTTCGCTAAGGGTGGGCCTATCACCAAAGCCCGTGCCATCATCAACAACTTTGGCACATACATCCGCAAGAAGGGAATGCCCGTCCCCGACAAGGTGGGCTGGACATTCCAGAAGGTGGACGAAGTGGACTCAATCCAAGAGGAGTTCGACAAGCAACGTGACGACCTCGACCACCTGTTTGAAGAGATTCGTGATAGATACGACTCGCTCAAGAACGAGGGGGAGAAACGTCTGGGGACACTTCGTGACGAAGTTCAATACCCTGCTGTCGAAGACTTCCTCAGTGAGTTTGAGTTCGGACTCCGTTGGAGTGGCACCTCTACTAACATCAGCGAGACTAACGTCTTAGGTGCTGTTAGTAAGGAGACTGCGGCTCGCATTCGATCCAGCCAACAGACTACCGCTGACACACTCAAGGAGGCACACGGTCATCTTGTCCGTGATGCTGTCAAGGAGATGTCAGGTGTGGTCGAGGCTCTGCTGGAAGGCAAGCGGCTCCGACAGGAGAGGCTCGACAAACTGGCCAAGGCCAGTGAGGAGATCCACCGTAAGAACTGGCTCCAACTGCCTGAGCTTACAACACTGGTAGGCACACTCCGTGACCTGACTGTAGACACTAGCGAGATCCCAACCGTTGAACTGCGGAGGGAACACGCTAAGAAGATAGACTCCGCTAGAGCAAAGGCCGAAGAGACTCTGGCTGCGCTGGGAGTTTAACCTGAAACCTGAATTATGAAATACACAGCATACGAATTTGATCTCTCACGAGATTCCCTTCTGGGCCGCGCCATGCGGCGGGTCCAGAAGTATGCTCCGTTTGCTTACATGAAGCTCCTGTCACTGATGTGGGTAGCCACATCCGACACGAATTACGGAGCAACCGATGGACGCAAGCTCTTCCTGAACCTTCTAGGTTTGGACAAGATCAAGCAGACCTCTGACCCTGTAGGGTATGCTGCTTTTCTGCTCCTGCATGAAGCCCTGCATGCCCTGCTGTCCCATGCTCTCAGACTTCGTGGTCTCCGTGACCAGAAGCTGGCGAACATTGCGGCAGACTACATCATCAATGCGATGATTGCATCCATCAACCGCAAGGCGAGAGCAGGTGGAGCAAAGCGCGATCCGTTCCCTATGATCGAAGGTGTGCTTCTCGATGAGAAGTTGAGTGCCGATCACCATGTGGTCAAGCTCTACAACATCCTCGATGCCAAGCAGGACGAAGAGCAAGACCCCGCCTTCGACACTGGTGACGACACTGACGACACTGACGACACTGACGATACCGAAGGTGCCACTGGTGATGACACTGGTGATGACACTGGTGATGACACTGGTGATGACACTGACGACACCGAAGGTGACACTGGTGATGACACTGGTGATGCCACTGACGACACCGAAGGTGACACTGGTGATGACACTGGTGATGACACTGGTGATGACACTGGTGATGCCACTGACGACACCGAAGGTGACACTGATCCAAGCCTTGAAGACTTGCTTAACGAGGACACCAGCAATGGGGATAGTGACGACACTGGTGATACCGAAGGTGACACTGGTGATACCGAAGGTGACACTGACGATACTGGTGACACTGGTGACAGTGGTGACACTGGCGGCAAGTCAGGTGACGAAGCTATCCTCGACGACTTCGTCGGCACACCTACTGGATCAGACCTGCAAGAACCTGCCCTCGATGAGGGTGAGACCTTAGAAGAGTTCGACTCCTCTGTCGAAGAGTCTAACGAACAGATCACCTTGCAAGAGCAACTCGCTCAGTCCGCTGGGCTGGGTGACGATGACTCTGGCTTCCGCCAACTGGTGAAGCATCGCAAGCAGTGGCAGGGACTTGACTGGGGATCGTATGTCCGTGAATGGATGACGAGCCGTATGGCTGATAGCTGGAACAAGCCAGTCAATATCCCTACGTTCGTTACTCGTGGCATCGTCGAAGATGACCGCGAGTCAATGAACATGGGAGAGCTGGGCGTTGTCGTTGACACGTCCTGCTCCGTCCCCCCGTCCATTGTATCGGAGATGCTGGAGGCTGTGCAGGAAGCACTCGACACCTTATCCCCAAAGGCAATCCACCTGATTAGCTCCGACCACAAGGTGCAGGAGTATCAGGTATTGGAACGCGGCGACACCGTGCCCGAATCATTGAAGGGTGGAGGTGGAACCGTATTCCGAAAGGCATTCCAATTCGTAGAGGATGAGATGCTAGACCTCGATGGTCTGATCTTCCTCACAGATGGAGACGCCTTCGACTGGGATCAGGTGCATGAGCCATCCTACCCAGTCCTCTGGCTACACTACGAGGATTACAAAGACCCGACTACCTACCCGTTCGGTCAAGTAGTAGAGGTGAACAGGGTATGAATTACCTTGTCGCTATCGTGGCGGGGATCGCTATTGCAGTGATCCCTGCCCTACTCCTCGTTGTCCTAGTCTTCTTATTCACTTAACCAACTAACCAACTAACCAACTAACAACCATGTTTAACATATTCAAACGCAAACAACCCAACAAGAACGCAATGTTCACCCTTCAGCCATACAGATACCTAGGCCAGTGGGTCTTCGATGACGAGACTCGCGGCTTACAAGCCGAGGCTTTTGTATGTGGTATGTCTGAAATTATCGACGATGTCCTCGTAGCGAACGGCATTGATCCTGTAGATGTGCAGGATGGATTCCGCCTGACCTTCTCGACAACCCCCTTCCCTGACCACACTCACTCGCTGACATGGGACAGGAAGGGCGAAGGAGGTAACTGGTATCACTGCGACCAGACTAAAAGGTCTGGCTGGCTGTGCCCTGCTCTGTTCCTCTATTACCCAGAGGCTCCCAAGAAGCTGTATGCACGAGCTGACATCTTCTAACTAACCTACGGGGGGCTGGACTACGGTAGTTCAGCCCCCTGTTAAAATTAAATTTGAACGAATCCTGAACCCTGCTGTCTAAGACGGCACAACCTTAACACAACAATGCCTAACACCTACGAACTCGCAGAACGAATCGCCAACCTCTTGGAGCAAGAGGGGTGGCAGGTCGAAGATCTCCTCTACATTGAAGAGATGCTCCGCAATGAAAAGAAACGCCAACCATAACCTGAATACTGAATTATGAGTAACACCACAAACACATGGACCCTCGTGAGGCCCTCACAGGATGACCAACGAATCTGGGCGCATCGCACCGGATACCTATACATCGCAGACCACAGCGGCGACGCTGGTGGTAATGGCGACTACACCGCAGTCCCCGTGAGCAACGGGACACCTGAACACACAGACGACGGACCCCTCCGCATTGACGTGAACAGGCTGGAGTCCTTTGGACTGGAGCTTGAGATCATGCACGGTCGTCTTGAGCGAGCAGAGATCCCCGTCTTTGTTGAGCGCAAGAATGACGAGAAGGCAATCGCCCGTATCGACGAGCACGGTGCGTTCTTCCTGTCCAACATGCTGGGCATCCCCATGCACATCAAGTCGGGGCTGGGCTTCTACAAGCTGGAACCCTTCAACAAATACAACCCAACTAACAGCTAACAAAAACGATAATGAAAACTGAAGACAACAAACCAAAGCGGGGGAGACCCCGCCTCTATTCTGACGAAGAGCGAATCGAACGAGCGAGAGAATCCGTGAAAAGATCCAACAGGAAACACAACCACACCACCATCGCAATACGTGGCGAAGACATCGACAAGTTTAGAAAACTCAGAGAGGCCGAAAGCAAAAAGCTAGGATTCGATTTAAGTAACCAGCAATTCTTCAAGCTCCTCTTCAGGAACTGGGAGGAGAACAACAAAGGATAATCACATGAAGATATACGAAGTAAACAACACGGCAGGCCGAACCTTCTACGCAAGTAAGGCTGCTGCAAAGCAGCACCAACTCATCGGAGAATTAGAATATGGTGAGGGTGTCACTACAACTGAGATTGAGTTTGACCTCACGAAGAAAGGTGTCGTCAGCATGCTGAACAGTTTATCCTACGTCCCGCCGCAACCTGAAACCCGCACCGTGATCCGTAAGACGGCGAGCAAGCCACCGGAGCCTATGTCTCAGGAGGACATCGACAAGTTGGAGAAGTGGGACCGTGCCCACGACGAGTATGCGATACGCGAGGACTAAACCCATGAACCCAATAATAGCTTTAACCCTAGCTGCCGCTGTTGTGTGCCTGATCCTTCGGAGACGTAGAGTGCCTGATGAGCAAACCGATAGACGTTAGGAAGTGGTGGCCGCAGATTCAGCGCAGGGCTTGTGAGGTTGTATCCCAGCAAGCCCTGCGTGAGCGATCAGCAACCGAAGAGTTGCTCAAGGAACTAGAAGACATCCAGACAAGCCTCACGGTGCATGGCGCAGCCAACACAAACGAGTGGATTCTGGACATCTCCTACAGATTGTATGACGCAATCGAGGAGCACAAAGAAAAGCTAAACTTAAAAACCAATAATGAAGACAGTAACTGAAGTAAAAATTGATAAGACTCTTGTTGAGATCAAGAGCAAGAGAGATAAGGACGCACCCTCTGGGTGGTCAATCATAGCCTTTACCCCTGCCTGTTCGATCAGGTGCACCCGTGCCCATGACGATGTATGGTTCTCTAATTTTGCATGTGCTATCATAGCCGCCGCAGGAGTTGAGGGCATCGAAGACGACGAGATGGGAGATTGTTATGACGATGTGTGCGAAGCAATCAAGTCCATCATCGACATCACATGAGCGATTACCCAAAGACACATGTCGTAGAAGTCCACCACCCGAAGGGCATGCCCATGCAAATCAAGGGCTTGTTCTACAAAGGAACTCTTAAGTGGATGTCTCTAAATGTACTTAGCTCTGATGGCGAAGAGTCTGTTTGCGAAGTGCCTGAAGACAAAGACGAAGTCTTTGATAAGATGAGAGAACTTCTCCACCGTGTGTTTATCACAAGTGAGAAGATGGGGCGGAAAAGTCGTTGAAGAAAATAGTTGACGGTAATAACCGTTGATGTAACCTAGCCATACTTTCTACTTAGCGTAGTGTGTTAGGCAGGAAAGCTCCCCGCCTGTGTGATAAAAGGGGGAGCACCTTTCAACTGTGAAAACGCTCCTGCTGGTCGTGGCATCTTTTGCCGCGACCATTTTTTTTGTACGCGCATGCGAGTGCATAGCCGCGTACCTGCTCAAATAAAAACCCCCGCGCTGGAAACAGGCGGGGGTTTTTTCGTTTCCTACTTTCGCGGTTTAGGCGGTTTCGGTTTTGGTTTTGGTTTTCCGTAGGCCATAAACTATTTGCCTTCCTCAGTCGGGACGAGGTCAAGGCCAATGCAGAACTTAGGCGGCATGGGCCGCAGCTCAAGATCCAGCTTTGCACTGGTCGATGGCTCAGTAAACGGAAGCGGGACAGATCCGCCCAAGTCTGCGGTGGAGCAGGAGACGCCCAACAGGGCGAAAGCTGCAAGCATTGGATACAGGGTCCATTTCATAAGAGTTCCTTTATAGGAAGTGCCCACTAGATGTCCAGAAGTTTTAAGGCAATAGCCAGTAAAGCAACAGAGATCAGCAGCATCACCACCGTTACAGCGGGATCATCTATCATATGTGTAGGGGGTTTTATTCAGGAACTTCGATAGGTAGATAACGATTGTATTCGTTCATCTGATCCATCAAAGGCTGGAGGCGGTGCTGGAGGTTCCGCTTATACAACTCTTCCGCGAACCCCTTGTTGATCGACGGTCGATCCATAGCCCCATAAAAGAGAAGCTGGGCTTTGTTTTTACCGATCCCGCTACCCTTCGCAGTCATCATCTCGTATTGTGATTGAGGAGACATACCCAAACCTTCAAAGCCTCGTGCTACCCTGAGCAGCTCTGCATTTAGAGCACGTTTCCCTTCGTATTCTTCGTTATAGATGTCTTTGATCTCCGCATCTCCGATAGGCTTTTTACTAAAAAGTTTATACTTCTTATCGGTGACCAACTTCATTCGTTTTGAATGGTCGTGCAGGAATCTTCGATACTGTTGTTCAAGGTCAATCGGGTGGACCTTGACGGGATAAGCCCCATCCAGAAGCTCGCCCAACGGGGAATCACTGAACTCGCTGTAATCCCCACCTATGGCGTTCCGCGCAGATATAGCGTCTTCTAAGACACGGGGTTCGTATGCTCCCTTGAAGATATACCCCAGCGATTTAAGCATGGCAGATCCAGCACCATCGACTTCAGGAACCCATATCTCCCTGTCAGTAGTAGAGTTCTTGTTCTGTAAGACATCCGCCACAGAACCCGCCAGAATCTGGTCGTCGAGATAGGTATCGAAGATCAACCCAGATGCAAACGCAGCT